TTGAAGATGAAGTGGCAATAGCGGCTTGGGAGTATATCCAAGAGCTAGAAGCAGAGAATAGACGCATTAAGCTATTGGAGCAACGAGTCATAGACCTACAAGGTCACGATGATTTGAGTTACATAGATAAGAAGTTAAGCAAACAGGAGGGTGAGTGATGAAAGAGTTTATAACTAACGTCCAGAACTGGGCAAGTGAACGCGGCATATACGACCACAGCACAGGAACTGCTCAACTACTTAAAGCAATCAGTGAGATGGGCGAATTGGCGGACGCACATGCTAAAAATGATATCCCCGAAATGAAAGACGCAGTGGGTGATATTTTGGTATGTCTCGTTAACTATTGTAAGCTAGAGGGGCTAGACCTTACCCAGTGTTGCGATAGCGCATGGAATGAGATTAAAGACCGCAAGGGCAGAATGATTGAGGGCGGCGTTTTCGTGAAGGAGTAGTGATGAGAGAGTACAAGCACGCACAGGTAAGGTTTAACGGCGGTACTGGCGCACTACTCTGTAACGGGTGTAAAGTTATTATTGACTACGGTTTCAACCACAAAGATTGTGAGCATTATTGCGAGGACTGTGATGAGCAAGGGGAGCAGGCAGAGGCCGGCGAACAAGAATAAGTTTGATGTGAATTTTGAAAAGATCTTCGGAGATAAAAATAATGTACAATGTCAAACAGGAAATCAAGAAAGCGCACCGGGACGCCAACAAGGCACTGAGGCGGGTTCAGTTCAAAGCCCTAATCAACCAAGTTCGAGCGTTCCTTACAAGGAGTAAGAAATGCCTCAAACAAGGGCTCAAGCAAATCGTCAGATACGCAAAGAAGCTTTACGCGACTATGTTAAAGAGCGTGGCTCGGTTCAATACCTATTTGACCTCATCGACAAGATTGAAGGGCTAGACCCGAAATCTGAGGTCTTCTCTCAAGATCTGCAAAAATACAAGGCTGCCTTAGACGCCAGGATCAAGATGATCGGCAAGTATATGCCAGACCTAAAGGCGCAAGAACTAGACCTAACATCCTCAGATGGCGCAATGCACTTCCCTAGCATAATTGAACTGATCGCCAAGAGGTCCGATGAAAGCGGAGATTGAGCTACCACCCAAGCTTGTTGATCTATTCGATGGCGAGGCTCGATATCGCGTAGCATTTGGGGGCAGGGGTTCTGGTAAGACCAGATCATTTGCCTTGATGTCTGCCGTATACGGTTACAGGTGGGGAATGTCTGGCAAGCAGGGCCAAATACTTTGCGCCAGGGAGCACCTCAACTCGCTTGATGAGTCATCTCTCGAAGAGGTCAAGTCGGCCATAAGGTCTGTTGATTGGCTTAGTGCTTATTACGAGATAGGTGAGAAGTACATAAGGTCGAGAGATGGCAGGGTTAGCTATGTCTTCGCCGGCCTAAGAAGAAACCTAGACTCGATAAAGTCTAAGGCAAGGGTTATCCTTGCTTGGGTTGACGAGGCTGAGAACGTCTCTGAAGCTGCATGGCAGAAGCTGATTCCTACCATACGAGAAGAGGAGTCAGAGATCTGGGTTACCTACAACCCGGAGTCTAAACATTCCGCCGTACACCAAAGGTTCAGGGTGAGCCCTTCAAATGACGTTAAGGTCTGCGAGATCAACTGGCGAGACAACCCTTGGTTTCCAGATGTCTTGAATCAGGAGCGGATAAACGACCAGAAGCTGAGACCAGACGTATACGATCACGTTTGGGAAGGTGCCTTCCTGATCCACGTAGAGGGCGCATACTACACGGTAGAGATGAGGGAGGCCAACGCAGAGGGTCGAATAGGAAGCGCCCCATACGACCGCTCAGTGGGCGTGGTGACCGCTTGGGACCTGGGTGTCGGAGATTCGACAGCTATCTGGTTCGCGCAGATGGTCGGTCCAGAGGTTAGGCTGATTGATTACTACGAGTCCTCGGGGGTGGGGTTAGATCATTATGTGGCGGTCCTAAATTCCAAGGGATACAACTACACCGATCACATCCTGCCGCATGACGTTAGGGTTCGAGAGCTAGGAACTGGCAAGTCGCGGTTAGAGACATTAGATAACCTCGGTGTCAGACCGATCACGATTGCTGCACAGCTTAACGTAGACGATGGCATTCAGGCGGTCAGGTCTTTGCTTGGAAGGGCTTGGTTCGATGAAGAGAAGTGTGAGCGTGGAATAGATTGTCTTAGGCAGTACCGAAGAGACTATGACGAGAACAACAAGTCATTTAAGGCAAGGCCACTGCATGACTGGTCATCTCACGGCGCAGACGCAATGAGATACCTTGCGATTGGCTATAGGCCAATGAGCCAATGGGGCGAGTCGATCAGAAGGAATATTAAAGGCGTAGCCTAGTGTGGTATAATCACGAGACTATTGGCAACGGTGTCCGGCATGGCAAAGCGATCACTTATTGATGCGGCCCTAGAAGGTTTTCAGCGCCTATCTGGTGAATTTGATCCTAGATATGATCCTAGGGTTAAGGAGCAGGAGAGATTAAGAAACTTATCTCTTCAGGTTCAGGAGCGTGGCACTCAGGATGCCCCAAGAATACCTTTAACTGACTTAGAGGGTCGCGGCTTTGTCACCACTATGTCAGATAGGACGCGGGCCGGCGGATTACTTACTGGAATAAATGATACAGAACTAAGTTATCCTGTAAACCTTCAGGGTGGCCAAGGTTATATGTTTGAAAACCCAGGTCAAGTTTGGGCTTCTGCACCCGGTGTTGTAAATCAAATAATGAGAGAAGCCGGAAAAGTAAGAAGCAGCACCGGTCAAGAGCCAGCGTATATCCCGTTTAGAATGGCGCCAACTGGCGGAGATTTTGCCAAAAAAACTGGCGAGACGATGATTGCTTATGCTTCCGCAAACATGAATAAGAAAAACAAAAAATCTCTTGATAAGTCAATGAAGCAATTTATTCCCGACTGGCTTGGCGTTGATAACCCAGATTCAATTGCGCAATACAGAGCGATGAGCGACAAAAAGCGCAAAGCAATAAAGCAAATGCTAGATCGAGACTTTAGGGATAAGGGCGGTCTAAATATTGGAGAGGCAAGGCTTGCTGTATCCGACCCAAGTCAAATAAACGCAAAAGATGCTGGGGTTCAGAATGTCGGCCAGATATTTACTGATAGACCAGCCATAATTGGATCTGGTCATCCGTCTTACCCATATGGCGTCCCAGGAGAAGGCTTAGGCACATTAAATCGTGACATTGGTATATTCGACTTGCTTCCTGATGTTGTCCGAGAGAGGGGTATTCCAGATCCATCAGTGCCTCGCCAGACTGATATAAGGGCTTTGCAGATGAAGCCATATAGCGGTGTTATTGATGAAACATTGCTCAGAGACTTAGAGTCTAGGGGGATAGATATAAATAGCCCAGCTTATGCTGGACTACTGGCTGCAATAACGGCTGGCGCGATGATGGCTCCAGAGGATGCAGAGGCAAACCCGCTAACAAGATCAATAAGAGCGTATCACGGCTCCCCGTACAGGTTTGATGAATTTAAGAGAGAAGCCATTGGAACTGGTGAAGGTAACCAAGCTTATGGCTATGGTCTTTACTTTGCTGAAGCAGAAGATGTTGCTAAAAAATACAGGCAAGCGCCTGAAGTATTGGAAGGGTTTGATAACTTTGCGATGTCGAAAGAGGCTGATTCATATCTATATGATCTTGGCGAGTCTTTAATAAAAAGTGATCCATTGTTATCAAATGCAATCAGTGAGCTTCGATATGGAGATTTCCCGCCAGATGTCATTAAACGAAAGATGCGAGATTTTGATGACGACTTCACTCCAGAAGAAATAGAAGCAGCGATAGAAAGATTTGATGACGTTCTTAAAAAGATTAACAAGGACTTCTCAGGAAGTATGTATGAGGTTAACTTAAGTGTTAGCCCTGATGACTTGATTGACTGGGATAAACCAATTAGCCAGCAGAGTGATTCAGTTAAAAAAGCCATTGAAGCTAGTAGGCAAAAGCTACCGCCTAATGCTGTGGACGACCTTGGTGGAGACCTGTCTTTGCTTTACGGAAAGGATGTTAGCGTTGGAGACTTCCTTGGTAATATGCAAGCGATTGGTGGTAG